CAGACAGTTATGGTAAATACCCCAAAGATAAGAACCCATTTATACCACTTAGGTTCAGTCGAGTTGACGGAGAATCTTATGGTCGTGGTCTCGTGGAGGAGTACATTGGAGATTTACGCTCCCTTGAAGCTCTTACACAAGCAATTGTAGAAGGCTCTGCGGCAGCCGCTAAAATACTATTCTTAGTGAGACCAAATGGCACTACACGTATTAATACACTTGCTAAGTCTCCAAGTGGAGCAATTGTACAAGGGGATGCAAATGATGTATCTACATTACAACTACAAAAAAGTCAAGACTTTCGTATTGCACTTGACACAATCTCACAAATTAGAGATAGGTTATCATTTGCTTTCTTATTAAACTCTTCTGTACAACGTAATGCTGAAAGAGTAACAGCAGAAGAAGTCAGGTTCATGGCACAAGAACTAGAGTCTGCTCTAGGTGGTGTGTATTCAGTCTTGTCACAAGAGTTCCAGTTACCTTTAGTCAACATACTCCTAGACAAAATGACTAAAGCAAAGAAGATGCCTAAGTTTCCAAAGGAAGTGGTCAAACCACAGGTCATCACAGGTATTGAAGCTCTTGGTCGTGGGCAGGATCTTAACAAGTTATCTCAGTTTCTACAATACCTCAGTCCTCTTGGACCAGAGGCAATCATGAGTAACTTAAATCTTGATGATTATATTGATAGACTTGGTGCCTCACTTGGTATTGATACAAGTGGTCTGATAAAGACAGCAGAACAGAAACAAGCAGAGCAACAAGCTCAAATGGAACAGCAACAGCAGATGATGCAACAGCAACTCATGGGAGATGTTGTTAAAGGTGCAACACCTGCTATGGCAAAAGGTATGTCAGAGTCTGCACGAGAAAATCCTGAAATGGCTCAGGAGATGATTAATGCAGTTATGCAACAACAACAATAATGGAAGAATTACAAACTGGTCAAGCTGAAGGTGTACATCAGGCAGGATCACCAGAGCACATCAACGAGATGATAGCAAAGGTTGACAATCCTGTTGCAGTTAGTGATGTGGGTGAAGAACTTGTGTTACAACAGTCCACAGATAGAAGACCTGAGTGGCTACCTGATAAGTTTGGTACACCACAGGATTTACTGAACGCTTACAATCAGCTAGAACAACAGTATACAGAAGTATCTCAACAACAAGAATCTTATCAAGAGTCTCAAGTAAGTGAGCAAGAGGTCGCTGATATACAAAATACAAGTGTACCTCAAGTGGCTCAGTTGTTAGACGAGAGAAACTTAGACATAGATGTGTTTCAACAGGAATACAATGAACTAGGAGGTTTATCTGATGATGCTTACCAAGCATTAGAAGAAGCAGGAATCTCCAATGAGATGGTTAATACTTGGTTGGCAGGACAAGAAGCAATTGCTGATCAAAGTATTTCTCAAATATACCAGTCAGTTGGTGGTGAAGAAAACTATAATGCCATGTTAAGGTGGGCTGGAGACAATTTAGAACAGTGGGAATTAGATGCCTTCAACAACTCAGTTGAGAACCTTGATCCTAATGCGATGTTTGCTGTACAAGGTCTTATGGCGAGAATGCAGAATGCAGAGGGTATCCCACCCAGACTCATGTCAGGCGAATCGATACCATCAACCGCACCAAGATTTGAATCTCTAGCCCAGGTAACAGAGGCTATGAGAGATCCTAAGTATTCTAGTGACCCTGCTTATAGGGCACAAGTAGCACAAATGTTGGGAAACTCAACAGTGCTGTAAACTAATAGCTAAAATAGTAATCATTGCCCCATGCGTGGGATAACTCTGGTGAACTTTCAAGCATCATTAGTTAAGTAGTAAGCCAAAATAAGGAGATTATTATGGCAGTTACAAATTACGCTTCCGAATCTGGAAGTGCGATCCATCGTTCTGGTCAAAATAACGCATCAGGTGACGTTAGATCGCTATATCTAAAATTGTATGCTGGCGAGGTTCTTACTGCTTTTCAGTCTAAGAATATTATGATGCCTTTGCATCGTGTTCGGACTATCTCAAAAGGAAAGTCTGCACAATTTCCGATGACAGGAAAGTACCGAGATGCCTCGTACCATACACCTGGAAATGAAATCCTACCTTCTGCCGCAAAGCAGGGTGAGAGGATTGTAGAGATTGATGATTTACTCATTAATGCTCAGTTTATTCCAAACATTGACGAAGCAATGTCCCATTTTGACATTCGTTCCGTCTACACTCAAGAAGCTGGATTTGCATTAGCAAAAGTAGCTGATGAGAACATTCTGAGGATGGCTATAAAAGCCGCTATCTCAGAAACTTCCACCATAGGTGCCTTAAATATTCAAAAGCATAGTGCATTTGATGATGAGGATTTTACAGGTAACGTAACTTTCGGTGCGGATCTTACTGGTCATACAGCCGCTGCCGCTGATGCACGTGATCCTAAGTTCATTGCTCAAGCTATCATGGATGCTAGACGTATCTTTGATAATGCTAATGTTCCAGGAGAACCTTTTGTAGTCATGCCTTCTGACATGTACTATGATATGTTTAAAGTGCATGGAACCAGTAACCTGAACGACCTTGCTATCTTTAACAGGGATATTGGAGGATCAGGAAGTGTTGCTAGTGGACAAGTACCTACTATTCTTGGTATGCCTGTCTACGTTACTCAGCACCTTGGGTACTATAGTTCTGGAACCACTTGGGTTTCCAACTTGTACTACCAAGCATCAACCGATGCTACTGCAACAGCAGGTAGACCAAGTGCTCATAAGGATGTAAGTGCAAATACAAGTGCACCAATTCCTTTGGTAGACACTGCTGGGTCTGGTAGATCAACTGGTACTGTATCAGCAACTGCTGGTAACTCAGTTTATGATATTCCTAAAGGAGCATCATCAACCATTGCAGGACAATCAAGTAAGTTTGCATCCACAATGGCGGCTACCAAACTGAGAGCACTTGTTATGACGCAAGATGCAGTAGCAACTGCAAAGTTAATGGATATGTCTGTTGAATCAGAGTATCAGATTAACCGTCAGGGTACCTTAATGGTGTCCAAGTACGCTATGGGTCACAACATCTTGCGACCTGCGTGTGCTGTTGGATTATTTAGTGTTTAATCCAATTATGTAACTCCGCATAGGGAGGACTCTTTAACTAGGGTTCTCCCTTTTTTTTCATCATGTCTGACAAATACCTCAAAAGACCTATAGAAAACCAACCACAACGTAAAACATTTTCAATCATACCTATTGAAGACAGACTAGATTTAGAACGTGCCCACTATGAGTTAAAAGGTCACACACCTACCAAAGAAGGAGCCAGTGAAGCTCTTAGAAGATTAGAAGAAATTTACGTTGAGCAGGGTGGAGGTAGTAATATTGTAGACCACCCAACTCCTAATTGGGAAGATACTATTAATGCCTCACGAAATATAAGAAACACAGTACCTACTGAAAAATCCAAACAATCCCCAAAATTAGGCAGAGTACCCGATGCTATGCTGAGAGCATTCCAGAAAAAAACTGGATATTTGTTTAGAGCGTTAAGAGGTGGTAGTGGTATTGGTTTACTTTTTGATCCTTTGGTTCAAGAAGGGATGAAAATGAAAGAGGACTTTGATCTTAGGGCTATGGTTATTTCTGCTTATGCACTTACTAACCCAAAAGGTGCCTGGGACAATAAAGGTGAACTAATTGACTTCCTACTAGACAACAAAGGTACACTAGAAAATTTAAAGAGAACAGATCAACAAGCCTATGAAGCCGCTTTGTACGGCTATATTACAGATTGGCAAAGGTTAAATCAATACGACATGTTGCCAGAGCAACTTGAGGCTCTACATCAGCAAGACCTTTGGGACTACTTAGGATCTCCTAGTCAATTATCCTCCCATCCTAACTTACAAGGTCCTTCTGTAATTATGGATTTAGATTGGGGGCTACCTAAGTTTGTAGCACATGGATCAAAAGGAATGTCTCCGATCACAGAATTTACACAACAAAGAAAGCAATGGAATGATGGTCCTGGACAGGAGTTTGGTGCAGGGTTCTTTGGTACATCAGGACAAGCGTTAGACATTACATCCAGATTGAGATCAGAATTTGATCCTGTTAGTGGTGAAAGAACAGAGAAAGAAGGGTATGTATTACCTGGAGTTAAAGGAGTAAGAAACGAAGTAGCCAGAGCAAAGGCAAGAGAAGCTCAAGGTGCCACGAGCACTACGGGTCAAGGTGGTATACAGAGAGAAGGAAGATCAGCAGAAGGAACAAAACCATTTGCAGGAGTTGTACAAGGAAAGCAGATTGATCCTAAGTATTACATGGGTGTCCTAGATATAAAAAATCCTATGATTGTATATGGTGATGTGGGGTGGTGGACTCCTTCTAATATCTTAGCTTACATGGCTAATGACACAGAGTTTAGACCAGATCAGACATACCATGACGATCATGTTGGAATCAATGTTTTTATGGGACCACGAGAAAATCTTTTAGCCAAAGCTAATTCTTCTTTTACTTACTCTCATCAGAAAGGGGTCTATTCAGAAAAAGGTGAAGACTTTTATACACTAAATAAAAAGTATAAAATACCTGAGTCACAACATAGTGAGTATGGGTCTGGCACAGTATTTAAGATGTTACTTGAGTATGCACAGGTACATGCAAAAAAAGACGGACAAACTTTACTAAGATCAGAACTAAAAGGAGAAGAAGAACCTCAGTTATCGGAAGAGGACTTGTTTTATCTACAACAAGCTGGAGGAGGGGATGATCTTGACCTTGATGCAATCGCTGATCAAATTTTAGATGAGAACAAAGACCAAGAGGAAGAACGATTTAATTACTATATGAACCTAGCGTTAAAGGACTTCTTTCTAAATGATCTAGGTTACGATGGTATACAGTTCTTCAACTCAGTAGAAGACAAGCAACAAGGAGACTGGTCTTATATTATATTAGATGGGTCTCAGTTTAAAAACATAATGCAGAGGAAACCTACAGGAACAGGATACTCTAAAGACGATAAACGTCACATGTCTAAAAGAAACACAGATAGATTCAAAAAGGTAGCATGAGCCTAAGTCCCACAACTAAACTAGAAGCAGTCAATACCATGTTGACTAGCATAGGAGAGCAACCTGTGCAAACAGAAGATTTCGCAGGTCTGTCCGATGCGGCTATTGCGGCTCAGATACTTGATAATGTTTCTCGTGCTGTACAATCCAGAGGTTGGATATTTAATACAGACTTAGACGATGAATTAGTAGCAGACTCTAGTCTTGGTGACAAAGGTGTTATTAATATACCTAACAATGTATTAAGAGTAGACGTAACATCCAGAGTTAGAGATGGTGCTACAGATATAGTAGAACGTGGTAGACAATTGTATGACAGACAAACCAACGATAACCTATTTAACGCAGGTACTAAAGTAAAAGTAAATCTAGTTAAACATCTAGTATTTGAGGATCTACCAGAACCTGCACGTAGATATATTGCTATAAGATCGGCCCGAATATTTCACGATAGAGTTGTAGGGTCAGGTGAATTACATAGATTCTATCAAGAAGATGAGATGCAAGCGTGGCACACGTTGTTAGAATATGAAGGAGATGTAGCTGACTACAATATATTTGACAACTATGATGTGTATAGAGTTGTGGATAGGTCAGTAAACTCTCAGTTTGGAATGAAAAGAAATCTAGTTGACTCAGTAGAAACAGAATAATGCCTTTAATATCTGGAACTATACCTAGTCTTATAAATGGAGTATCACAGCAACCTGCTACTCTACGTATGCCAACCCAAGGTGAAGTGCAGGAAAATGGGTTTTCTCATATAACACGTGGGTTAGAAAAGAGACCATGTACTGAGCATGTGTCGAATGTAGGTGTTAATTCTACAAATGCTAACGATGTATATATCCATACGATACGTAGGTCAGAGGACGAGGCTTATGCTTTTATTTGTAAAGGTGGTGAGTTAAGTGCAGATGGTGCTACAATAACTACTCAACCTTCGTTTAAGCTAATAGATTTAACTGGGTTTGCTACAGGTACTGCTGGTAACGAGGTTTTTATCCAACCAGATAATGTAACATCAGGAAACGTGACTCAAAACGGAACAATAGTCGATGATGTAAAAAAATATTTGTGCATGGACAATGGTGTTACTTTTACACCTAACAAGTTTTCCACCACTACAGTTGCTGACTTTAGTTTTATCCTAAACAAAGACAAAAAAGTAAAAAAAGCTACAGACACTCATGCTAACCAGCCTTACGAGTCAATGGCTTTTGTCAAAATAGGTGACTATGATGCTAACTATAAAGTAGTTGTTACTCAATATGATGTAGATGCTG